TTATAATGCCTTCTAAATCTGAACTGATGCACTACCGTCTTCAGGCATGGATCAGAGAAAATAAATCCAACAAGGATTTAAAATATCTTGGATACAAACCTGATGCATGGGGTGTAAACCATCACTACTATAAGATAGCAAATCATGAAGTATCTGTTGATATGATTGAAGACCTAGAACCAGTGGACGATGACACCGATTGAAGTATATAAAACGTACTTAGCATTCAAGAATCATTTCACTAAGAAGAATTACGATTACTTCAAATATTGTGGTAAGACTAATGCGTCAAGAGATGCATTTAATAAAAGGAAAGACAGATATTTTTTTGAAAGAATGTCTCGTAAGAAAAATGATGAAGAGATAAAACATTATTTCCTTGCGAACTTTGTGGAGTGTGGTGATCCAGATGCTCTATGGATTGGTGATATAATACGAAATGGAAATGAATATCACAGTTCATGGTTAAAAAGATTTCAAGGTATGACATACCTATTTGAAAATGAATCAATGTTCATTAGTAAGAATAACTTTGAAGATTTGTTTTCTATCAAAGGTCATTCACATCCTGAGATATTAAAAAGATATCTTCAAGGTAACATATCAATTGAGAGTATGGTTATACTTGATGTAATGTTAAAGTATTCTAAGAAGTTTGATAAAAAATTACTTGATCCTGTGTGGGAAACCGTAGGATTAAAAATTCAAAAGTATAAACCTTTCCTAAATATTGATGTGGACAAATTTAAAAAAATACTGTTAGAGAGAGTAAGATGAGTGAATTTTTCAATTCTGATGTAGTAAGAGACACTGTAGTTGAGTTGTCAGAGATGCAACATAAAATTGTGATGCAAATGCAGACAATGCCTATCATGACATCAGAGCAAAGGAAGAATCATCTCCAAGAAATGAAAGCATTTCTGGAAAAGCAAAAACTTTTTTTCTTTCGTATGAGTCTAGTCAAAGATAAAGAAGTAGATCTAATCAAAGAAAAATTGATTGAGTCTGCTAAGATGTTCGGTTATGATGAAATCGATGATATGAACAAGTTCTTTGATAGATTAGATGAAACTATCAGTGAGATTGAAAGCAACATTGACAAATGCTAGTAAATGTTGTATAATATTAAAGTCCATATAAACAAACAATCCTAATAAATCCTCATGTCATTCGCAAAATTAAAAAAGCAATCCAAAACAGGTTCTCTTACTGACAAATTAATTAAGCAGGTAGAGAAATTAAACGACAAAGGTAGTAATGTTGATGAACGTATCTGGAAACCAGTAGTAGACAAGTCTGGTAATGGTTATGCAATCATACGTTTCCTCCCAGAATCAGAAGGTTCTGAATTACCTTGGGCAAGACTTTACACTCATGCATTTCAAGGACCTGGTGGTTGGTACATAGAGAACTCTCTTACCACACTCGGACAAAAAGATCCTGTCTCTGAGCATAACTCACAGTTATGGAACTCTGGTTCAGATGCAAACAAAGAAATAGCACGTAAGCAAAAGCGTAGACTATCATATTATAGTAACATCTATGTTGTAAGTGATCCAACAAATCCTGAGAACGAAGGCAAAGTATTCTTATACAAATTTGGTAAGAAGATCTTTGATAAAATCATGGAAGCAATGAAACCAGAATTTGCTGATGAGACACCTATCAACCCATTTGATTTCTGGGCAGGTGCTAACTTTAAGTTGAAGATTCGTAGAGTTGAAGGTTATCAGAACTATGACAAGTCTGAGTTCGATGATGCCTCACCATTATTTGACGATGATGATAAACTAGAGAAGATCTACAACTCATTGCATGATCTATCTGAGTTTACAACACCTGATAAGTTCAAGTCTTATGATGACTTAAAGAAACGTCTTGTGTATGTTCTTGGTATGAATCAACCTGCAAAAAGAGTTGATCCAGAAGTAGCAGAAGAAGATGCAACATGGGAGAGAGAACGTCGTGGAGACTATAGTGAAGCGACTACTACTCCTACACCAGAACCAGTGGTGGCATCATCAGAATCTGATGAAGATGATGAGTCTTTAAGTTATTTCTCTAAGTTAGTTAATTCTTAATTAACTGAAGGGAGTACAAAAGATCTCTACTTAGAAAGAGTGCCCTTCTTTTTGAAAGGTGATTGGTTTTAGCCCCCTCTCTTGAGGGGGTTTTTTTATACCCCTGATTCTCTAGGGTTGTATGATGATATGAGTGATTTATTAATAAATGAAGATGACCTATCATGACTCATAATATTTCTAAAGTCTGTTATAAATGCTGGTAATAGAGTAGGTTTCAATACTCTTATCTTTCTTTTCTCTTCATTCAATCTTTGTTCGTAGGTGTAATTAGATACAGACTGTGCAGGAGTCTCTGTAGAAGTTGAGTAATCATCTTTGGCATATGTAAATGTAAAATTCTGATCCACAATTAATTTTCCTTCTAGCACAACTCTTCCATACTTATCTTTAATTTCTTTTGTTTCATAATGATGTGTCGCCATTATACCAGCATCATTTACATACTTTTCTAGACAATAATTATTTAATTCATTGTTACTCAAAGGCCATTGATTCCTGATACTAGTGATATTGTTAGTAACTAGTATTACCCAATCTAATTCTGAACTATCATAAATTCTCTCTGCAATGATGTCAGGTCTTTCATTATCTTGTATTAGATAATAATCAAATGCAGTTACTGACTGATCTATATCAGTTCTTAACTTTGCTCTTTTAAATAGATTTTTTACCTGTATTCTTTCATCACTTCTATTTTGATTTGGTAGAAGTGAAACATAAGATATGTTTGGTAGTTCTTCAAAATAAGACATTAGTATCCAACCTCCGTTGTACCATAACCATCCTTATTATCCTCATCAAGTTTCCATCTGTAACCTTCACCAGTGTCACTTGTTCTTTCACCATCACCACCTCCATACTTGTAATCTGAATCGTAGATTGGTTCTAGTTCTTGGAATGAAAGTGATAGTAATACTGAAACAGGTTGACCTTTTTCATATGATGCAAACGCACCTTCTGGTGTATAGTTGACTGATGTTCCTGTGAGTGCACAAGTTTTCATTCTATTTAAACCTTTAATTGCTTCATTTTCATCTGTTCTATATTGTAATCTAAAAACATTTGGTGTTCCTAAGAAGTAAGATGCTCCACTCTTTCCTTCCCCACCTTTTGCATTTTGTTTTCTTGCAGACATTCCTTGTTTAAAGAAACGAAGTATTTGATTTACAATACTTGCCTCTGATTTACTTCTTGGACTCATTTTATAAACAAATGAGAACTGTCTAAGTGTTGGTCCTGAGAATAATAATTCTAAATTACTGTTTGGAACTACACCTTCCTTTCTTGCTAGGATTGCTTCTGCAGAGGTTTCAATTCCGAGTGTTGATAAAATTCTTGACTGTAGTTCAGGTCTTAGTATTGAATTATTAATATCACCAGGATTTAAATCTTTAATTGCTTTACCAATTAAGTTCGTTGCCACTGCTCCTTGAGCCGTTTCCAGTGGATTACCACCAGAAGCAACACCTATACCAGCACCTATTACTCCAGCAGCTATATCATCACCAAAACCTCCTCCTGCTGCACTTAATGCAGCGGCTTCTAATGCGTTTACAGTATCTTCTCCCCAAGCAACATTATTTGAATCTTGAATCGCATTCGGCATTGGCATTCTTACTAAACCAAGAAATTCATCGAGTGGACTATTTCTTGCAAGACCTTTAGTAAGTAAGTTAGACACAGACGATTTATCGGGTCCCCATATATCTTTTGCTCTTGGTGGTTTGTATCTATACTGTGAGATCACTAAGTGGTCTTGTGAATTCTTTTTACCATACAATGCATCAGAAGGATATTGTGCTGCCTTGCTAGATCCAAAGTATGTGTCTTTTGCTGTAGTGCTGAATGATTCTTTAACTCTTTTAGCTACAGGATCAGTTGCAAGATTTATAGTATCCTTTGAAAGAAAACCAGGTTTTTTACCTGTACCTAATACTTTTACTACGTTATCATTAGCACTTATTGTTGCTTCAATTCCAGATTGATTATATCCCTCTGTCACTCCAGTATTGCTATTATAAACTGCATCTCCTCCACCTATAACTCTTTGTCTGTTATTTGTAACAAGTTCAGTTCTCACCTCAACTGCACCTGAGTCTTTGTCATAAAAAACACTATGATTTACTCCATTCACATTTATATTTTTACCTGTATCTTTTAAACTCATTTGTTTGTTTTAATTTACGGAATCCCATACTGCAGTGATATCATATTTTTCACCATTAGCATCAATAAAATCTTCAGTTACTAATCTAGCAATATCACCATACTCTCCTGCTGGAACACGAAATACACTACTAATATTTGTATAAAGATAAGAGTGTATAGTCTTACTGAAAACAGAGGGAACTTGGATCGCTGATTTATTTAGCATGGTTTGAGCAAAACCTTCACGAATATCTGGATTTAGATAGTGAACGTTACATCCAAGCATCTTATCATTCTTCATTTCCATTATAAAAGCAAGCGGTCTTCTATCATAGTATTTGTATCTTTCTGGATACTCTGCAGTATATCCAAAGAATAAGAAATCACCAACTCTTATTTCACTTACACTCATCTCTGCACCTGCTGAAGTTAGTTCTGATTGCAGTTCACTCGCATACCAGTCAGTCCCAGTCGATGCTGTTACATTTGCTCTTTCTATGATATTATAGAATATACTTTTGCTCATTTGATTCCTAAGTCGTCCTCTGTCATGATTTTGAATTCGTATCCACGGTCAGCACAAAATTCTTTTGCTGCTTTCCACTTTGCTTGGTTGACTACCCAAGTCTGGACTGAATATGCCCATGCTTTAGTTCTCCTTTTTGGATTCTGAGGTGGTTTTTCTACTTGTTTTTTTGGTTTAACTTCAACGACCATCACTCTTCTCTTTTTGTTTCTATCATAGTATTTAAGGAAGAAGTCAGGGAAGTACCTGTGAACTCGATTATCCTTTGGAGATATGTATGGTATCCAAAATTCTTCAGATTGCCATTCACTTACACTCTCTGTAAGATCACAGTAGTTCATAAACTTTCTTTCCCAAAGAGACCTGTAAATTATATTAGTGGGATCACCTTTATACTTTTTGGGGTGTCTGGGCCTAAACTTTCCATTATATGACATACATAGTATTGTATAACTATAAAAATATTTAGATGGCAGACAATACTCTTGATTCTGTACTACCATTATATAAGAAAATAAATGATGCTCAGAGTGATCTGTTTCCTTTATCTCTGACTGCTGAGTTTAAGGTATCTCTTAATCTTGGTTTTGATGATGATTCTTCTGGGAGTTTGAGTTCATGGTTAACTAAGTGCGGGATAGCAAATAGTCCACAAGATTTATCGAGATATGATTTCTTTGCGTCTGATGTAACTTTACCTGGTGCATCATTTGATATGGCAGAGAGTATGGGAGATAGACAAGGAACAATAGAAAGATTTGCTCAGAGAAGATTATATGCACCACTAAGTGTTTCATTCTATGTTGACTCAGATTATAATATGCTTAGATTATTTGAAGAGTGGATGAACTTTATCAATCCAATTCATAATTCTTCAGGGAGATATGAAGGATCATATCAAGGACAAAATGAATATGCATCAAGAAATAATTATTACAAGTTTAGGTATCCAGATGATTATAAAAGGAATATAATAGTAACTAAATTTGAAAAGGACTTCTATCAAGGTCTGAATATGAATGAAACTCGTATTGGTAGATATGCTAAAAGTAGAAGTGGTGATAATTTAATTCCTGGTTCACTTTTATGTTATCAATTTATTGATACATTTCCAAGTAATATTGTTGCAATTCCATTATCTTATGATGGAACACAGGTAACAAAAGTTACGATTGAGTTTCAATACCTTAGATATAATACGATTACTAATAATGATAAAGATGATTTGTATTCTAAAAATGTATTTGGACAATATATTGATAAGAATTATGATAACTCTGTTGTAGGTCAACTTAATGCAAGTTCAGCAAAGTCATCTACTGTTGTTGGATTTGTAAATGGTGAACCATACAGTGGACCTTATCATGTACATGAAAACGCTGATGGTATATTTGTTAAGATGACTGGTGTTGTTCATTCAGGAGTTCCACATAACATAATATATGATACATTAGAAGAAAGTATACCCCTTAATATAAGTAGTACTTCTGGTGATGATGAAGGAGGTGGAGGCGAAGGTGGTGGCGGTGATGATGATAACACACCAGCAGCAGATACTACCCCACCAGGAGCACCAAGTAACTTATCTGTTACGACTGCAGCAAATGATAATACACCGACCATCACGGGTCTTGTAGAGGGCAGCAGCACAGTCAAATTATATAATGGTTCAACTCTAATTTCAACTGTAGGTGCAAGTGCGAGTGGATCATTCTCAATCACTGTTGCTAATCCATTAGCAGATGGAACTTACAGTTTCACTATTACTGCAACTGATTCTTCAAATAATGTTTCTAATGTTTCTACTATT